ATACCCTGCTGCATTTGGTGTTGTTTTAAAATTACCTACAAATCCAACTCCTGTATTTGGTACGATTGGATCCTTGTCAATATAAACTTTTGCTACATATTTAACATTAGTCTTAGTAGTTACTATATTATGATTATAAACTGAAAATATTACTTCTTGTCCTACAGGAAAAGTAGGATAAGCAGGTTTTTGTTTAATTATTATTGCCATTATTTTACTGTTGTTAAACTATTAATTATATCTTCCTTTACACTTCCTAGCAAGTCTTTACCAAACTGCTTTAAACCAAGTCCTAAAGGCTTTTGAAAGAAGCTTATTCCTTGAATACCATTACGACCAATACTTCTAGCAATTAAGAATGTTATTGTCTTACGCTTCATAAACTTTCCACTTGCATCTCTTGGTGCTATTCCTTTTCTTACTACCCACTTGTCTAAGGCTTTGCTAGGTGGTTGTGAATGTCCTTTAGAGTTCTTGTAACTGTATGGACTTTTTATTGTTTTGCTTTTATAGTCTTTAAAGGTTCTCTTAGTCTGTGTTCCTGAAACTCCCTTATCTACAAATTGACCATAACTTGACATATAGAATTGTACTGTAAAACCATCAGCATCTTTGATAACTTCAAACTTAATAGATTGTTCTAGCTTACCTCCTTTACCTGCCTTCTGTAAGTTAGCCTTAGACCTATTGACAACCTGTTTACCGAAACTATTTAAGTAATTCTCTATGCTTTTAGTGTCCATTATTCTATTCCTACAAAGATTTCAATTCTTGGACTTATTGTTGCTCCAATTGGTCTTATTTGAAGTGAAGCTAAATTTTCCATTGTTCCGAATGATGGAGTAGTATCTTCTTCTGCTAAAGCTGATTCATTTGCTCTAGCTAAAATGTGAGAAGCACCTGCTGTTAGCCTTACTTGATAATTAGAAGCCGTTGTTACAACTGCTAGTTCTACTTGTGCTTCTAAATCTAAATTAGTAACTCTTATGTATCTTACTTGGTCTAAATCTATTGCTCCTGCTGAAGTGTAAGGTGCTGCTGCAAAAGTTGCTATTGTAGTAGTTTGTGAATGAGCACAAGTAACGATTCTTTCAAATGCGTCATTGATTCCTTCAGTTGTTACTGAATTTGTAGAGCCTCTCAAAGCTCCATTCAAAGTAACTGATTCTGTGATTGTTGTTGTTAGTGTTGCCATATTAAAATGTATATGTTATTTTTGGTGGGATTAATTGTATTGTTAGTTTTCCTATTTTTATTTTAAACATTATTGTCCGATTGCTTCTGCTGACATTGGAGTATCACAACTGTCAAATCCATTCTGAACTACAACAGTCATTTGAAATACCCAACCTGTTAAAAGATTATCAAACCTTTCTGTAAATGGTTCAATAGTAAAATCTCCGTCAGTAAAGTAGATAGGAGCATTAATATCTCCTGTACTTGTATTAGGGTCGTTCTGAGCTTGCCATTGACTATTTCTAAAGATACTTATAATATCTACACAAGTTTGAAGCGTATCATTAAATACATCTATTTCATTAGTTAAGTTCTTAGAACCTACACTACTTTGTCCATTGTTCCAATCTTCCTTTTCAGATACTAAGTCGCATACAAAGATTTGAAAGTTATAGTTTAATTGATTTGAACCTGTAGTAACGCTTGTTGGATTGATATGCATTAAAGGGAATATCTCCTCCTTTTCAAGGTTGATGTCAAAAATATCCCCAACAGAAGTTGTATTAATAAAGTAGTGTTGCCTTCCTAACTTCTTTAGAGTTTCAATTACATTTAGATATGTCTTGTTCTTAACCATTTCTTTTTACTTTATTTTGTGAGTTCAAATCTGTTTCATAACTTAACCAAGTTAAACATTCTAACAGGCTAAGGTTTGTAATACTTTCTAATTTACTTATGTCCTCTCCGCATAACCTATGCATCACTCCGAACCATCCCCATTTACTTGCGAAGTCATTACTAGCTATTGCGTCTTCGTTTCCTTCAGCCGCTCCATCAAATATAATGGCAAAATCTCGGACAACACCTTCCCTAAAGTGTAAAAAAAAACCAATGCACTTTGCACTTGTTCCGCTGACATCTGTTTCATTTCTTCAGCCCTGAGCCGAATATCACCATCATACGCGTCATTAATATATATATCATTCTTCTTTAGCTTGACAGGACGATAGAGTACTGACATCAATTCAGGAAGTTGTTTATCTATTCCGTTCTTTATAAAGGTTTCAATATCGGCATATTGTCCAAGACTTATAGAATCCAAATCAGGCATAAATCCGTACTCAACTCCGTTAATCTCTATAATCCTTTTTAGCTTTGTATCTTGCTTAGCTTGTAACTCTCCTACCTTACTCATTATAACTGCAACATCTGATAAGGATAGTTCCTTAATTAACTTCTTAGGAATGTCAGAGAGTGCTGCTATAGTTTCAGTAGCCTCTTCAGTCTTTGTACCTGTTTCAAAGTCAATAAGTTGTAGCCAAGTTTCTAATGTAACATCTGACCAACTATTAATTAGCTTGAATGTTTCTACTTTACCTTCTTTTTTAATTTTAACTTTCATACACTATATAATAGAAATTTACTGATTTTAGTTTACTACTGAACGAAATACTTACCTGCGTTTGGATTGTCTAGGTGGTAGATTATATTGTAACGGATTCCGTCTATTGCGTGATTGTAGTTGTCTACGTAAAGCTTAGAGCCTTTATCTGCATAGACATAGTTGTTTAACTCTTTAGCTATGTTCGTTGATTCAGGTGTTACTATAAGCTCATAGTCTTGCATTCTAGTTATACCACTTTCAATCGTTCCTTTCTTAACTGCTTTAATGTTTACTCCTAAATGTCTAAGGTCTGCAATAAGTCTTGGTTCAGCACTATCAGCTATTATCAGACTTTGCCCTACTTTATCTAAAACTATCTGAGCTAACTCTTGACTCTTTAATCCATTCCTGTAAAGATGTTCCTTTAAGTATATCTTTTTATGTTTCTTATCTATTGCAACTTCAGTAAGACTATCAGGGTCAATACTAAAACCAAAATCCATTCCACAAGATGTCTGTAAGTTATCAGGATTAAATTCTCCTATGCTCCAATTTTCAAAGACTACTCCTTCTGCTTTCGCTAACCAACCTCCGAGTATCTTATGCTGATACTTTTTAAAGTTGTTGTGCTTTATGCTCTTAATACGCTCTAGGAAGCTCGTAGAGAGATTAACTTCATTGTCTAGGTATGTACTATGGATATAGCATACATTGTCTTTAACGCCATTAAAACCACCTTCAACTCCTTTGTCCTCAAAGAATCTCTTGTATATCCAATGTTCTTTAGTTACAGGATTTAAAACTAATATGATTCTATTCTGTACTTTCTTTTCTCTTATACTTAGGTCAATGGTATCAAAGATATTCTCATCTACAAGTTCTTCAGCTTCATCAAGTACCCAAGTGCTTATCCCTTGTAATGACTTTAGACTTGCAGTCTGATTACCTGCTGATGTCTTGATACCTCTAAATAGAATGTCTGATTTGTTTCCTAAGTTTATTACCTCTGCTTTGTTTACGCTAAAGGTATTCTCATATCCTAGAAGTCCTATCTTCTCTAAGAACTCAGGAATGATTGACAAGTGTGCTGATGTCATTGTATAACGTGTGAATAGGACTCTAACATTCCTAGACATAGTTAAGAGCGTTAGAAAGACTGTAACTGCAAAAGACTTACCTGAACCCCTACCTCCTGTTATAATAAAGTATCTAGCATCTGACTTAAAGAGTGCTGTGTATTTGTCGCTAAGATTCAGAGCTTATAAAGTTTATTAAAGGTACATTAAGACTTTCATCATTAGTAGTTACATCTACTCTTTGCTGTGGCTTACCATAGAAGTATTCAAAGTATAACTTAACTGCCCATTGTTGTTTTTGCTTTATACCTTCTTGTAAAGCTTCTAAGGCAATACTACTCATAGGTGTTAAGTGTTCTATTAGCTTTTGTTCTTCAGCCTTAGGCTTACGTCCTCCCTTATTACCTATTGTTCCTTTGTTGTTTGCTCGTTTATCCATAATC